ACTATCGGCGAAGGTGAGTTGATGGCTCATGATGTCCCTCTGGGATGCGCTCCGGATGAATATGATGATCTCATATCAGGAACTTGTTCGCACCTTCCCTAGTTATGACACCATTTACAGTAACAATAACATTAAGAGTAGATATCAGGCTCATATCCAGCGTGCTATTAATTGATTGTAAAAATACATCCTTCACGTTATTGATATTAATTGGCTTTCCAGCGAATATCCCGTTAACGTAATTAATTACTGGCTGAGAAACCAGAGAGGCGATAGTCGCGTCAGTCAGATAGTTCTCGCTATCTGTTGACCATTCAAACTTTATCGTTACCAATTGCTGTAATGGGATCACAAATGGTATGACGTAGTTGTCAGGCCAGTCATTGATCGTGACAAAGTTATTCCTCAGGTTAGGAGTAACAATACCTCCGCCCGTCCATGCACCGGATGCTGTGGTGTTGATGCCTATAGAGAAAGTGTGAGAGGTCAATACGTTAATGGTAAGGTCGACGTTATTAACACCACTCATCCCTGTTACACCAGTTATGCGAATTACCTGACCAGAAATGAACCCATGAGTAATGTCAGTCGTGACAACTCCTGGGTTTGCATTAGTGATCCCGGTTACATTCAGGTCTGTTCCCTTCAGCCTGCTGATATCGCCAGCTGACTTGTAAATAGCCCCGGCCATTTCATAGATATCACCTCCTCCGCACATCACAATCCATGCATTACCGCTTTGAACAACAGAAACCATCCTGGCCTGAACATTGCTCAGGTCAGTAAGCTTCTGACGGATAAAGCCAGGATACCCCTGAACGGTAGACATCTGACCTTCCCAAACACGCTCACGAAACTCGTAGTTGGTTTCTGGTGTGCCGCCTGGTGTGCCGGCAACAGGGTTGGTACAGGCCAGGGTAATATCAGAAGGCAGACTGGTAATGATCTGGTTAACTGAGCCTACCGGAACAGCCCACGAACCTGTATTCGTTGCAATAGCTGTTACCATAGAACTGACACCTGAAGACAAGACCACTGTCGCATCGGCGATCTGGTAGGTATACGTGCCGTCGCTGACCAGAAAACCCTGTGGAATAACGAATCCAGCAGGTCCTGAGAACGTCACCGGAACGGTAGTAGACCCTTCAGTTTTTTGCGGGCTGATACCTGCCTGCTGGGCCAGAAGGTTCAGCAGATACTTATTCGCCTTCAGCGGACCAACAGAGTTTATGAGGTCGACGCGGATCTGATCGGCAATGAGCAGCGCGCCAACGTCGGTACCGACTATATCCTCAATCAGTGACCCAGGGAGGTCTGTCGTGATGCCCGGTGATAATTCAGTTGCTCTTGAAACAAGATCGGCGCGAAGCTCTTCGGAGGTTTTCGGAACGGGCCCGGCTACGTCATAGCTAACGGACAAATCACTCATACGTTCACCGTTGTGATAATTTTAGAACCGGCGTTCGTTATCGCCGAAATGTTGTATACAGGAGGGTCATCACTCACCAGTGCGATCTGCAGGGATGAAAAATACTGGCTAAATTGCCGTTGAAGTCTGTCGACATAATAGGTGGGCAGCACCTGCTGAATGACTGAACTCTGCGACGGGATGCCGTTGTTTGCAAAAAATGGGGACTCCTGCGGCGCCAACTTCAGATTCTGGATTAGCGTCGTCAGATAGATGGAATCGTTGAAGCCATTTTCATCCGGCACCACCAGCACCCACTTACCATTTGCATCTCTCCCGTAGGTTCTCATTGCGTGATATTCCCGTTGAAAGTGGTTGTTGGATTGCCAGTGTTTGAACCGCCATTACCGTTTGAGTGCTGATGAGAATTCAGCCATGCAACCAGTGCGGCCCAGCCGGTATGCATAATCTCCGGGCTGGTGATGGCGGTTGAATCCTGCAACTTGCCGCTCTGTCCAGTGATGCTCCACATACCCTGCGTAAGGGTAAGAACAGTGCTGCCGACAGTGACCTTAAACTGATCCACGGCAACTATTGTTACGCTGTCAGGAGTTAACAGAAACGTCGTATTGCTTCCCTGATCCCGGATGGTTACTCCCTCAGGCCCGTAGATAGTGACAACATTCCCGTCTACGGACTCCCATTCGGTATTGCTGATCGGCAGGTATACCAGCGCGCTAAGGTTGGCGGGAGGGGTGAGGTCGGCGATACCTCCGCCCTGTCCGCTTACGCCGCCAAGATAGGTGTCTGCGGGAATAACAATTCCTTTATCCCCTGGCTGCATCGGATATCGAATGTACTGCGGGCCGAAGAGTGGGATCGTGACATTAGGGAAAACGTATGGCGTATCATGAACCTCGAAAGCCACCGTGACCATATTGCCATTCTGCTCAACAATGCTGGCCGGAAGGATTTTACCGGCGGCCTGGAACGCCTCATTAAACTTCTGCTCGGCGAACCGGTTCATGTTCCGGCCGAAATTAAGCTTCTGGTCAACACTCATTTTGTCTTAACCGCCTCCGCCGGGTATGCCTCTATAACTGTGATCCACGCTTCAGCTGTTGGCTGCCTGCTGTTACCCAGCAACCTCACTGATTGAACTACGAATTCCCCGTTGAAAGCCGAGTCATCGCGAAACTGCGAGTAAGAGGAGGCCTGAATCATTGGCCTGGCCTTTTCCGGCATCAGGATGTGGTCACCAGTTTGCAGGTCAGCGCGCATAACGCAGATGACGCTGACAACGCCAAAACTGATCCATGTTGGCTGACCGACGAGATCATTGAAATTTATCTGGATAGGATTTTTGCTTCTTTCCGATGCGCCGGTTTTTGAGCTCTGATCTGGGTGATTGGAGTAGTCGTTATCCCACACCCGGATTTCATTTCCATTTACCACGGCGATTTCCACCCCCGTGTAACCCGGGTCTTTGATGCGCGATAATGAAAACGCCCTCAGGTTTTTTGCCAGCTCAGCTAGGGATCCGCAAAACATGGGGCGATCGTAATTCAGAGTCAGCCTGTCGCTGATGCTTATGTTCGGTGTAAAGCCACCCATCGTCATGACACATTGTGTCAGCGCAGCGGAAAGTTTCTGCCCCATCGACCATGGCATGGTGAGCTGGAGAGGTACCATTTGCCCTCGGGTGGTGGTATTAACCGGACCCGCAACAATGATGAAGTCGAGTCGCAGCTCTGTGCCCTGCCAGTTGCCGAACACCTGAAAAATGGTTCCCTCTATGGCAAGCTTTTTATCCCATATGCCCGCCGGTGGCAGACCTTTAGACATCCCGGCAAAGATCTGAATTCTCTTACCGTAGAGGTTCTGCCTTGCCTGCTGCATGTCTTTTGGCCCAATCCCCCAGACTGTAAGATGGGTTTCCCCTGCGGGCGTTGATTCGCCAAAGCGCATAATGTCGAATTCCACCATCAGCGCGCCTGGGTTATAGACTCCGTTCTTCAGGCTGGAATATTTCTGGATTAAGGTATCGCCATCAAAAATGTTAATTTCGTAATAGCGCATCAGCTCGTTACCTCAATCTGCCCATTTTTTTCACGCCAGATCATGGTTGTAGATGTGAATACTCCATTCAGGAGGTTTATACCTCCTGAAGATGATGAACCAACAACAGCGGTGTTCAGCACCGGGTTCCCGGCGCTGTTAGTTATCAGCAAATACCAGCGCTGAGCGGCGATGTTCCATTTCATCTGGCAGGTGTAGACCGTTCCGTCGAGAACTGGCGAGAACGTCATACTTTTCCTCTCAAGCCCGGTAAACGGGTAATTGACGGTGCTCATATGCCAAATACCCCCTGTAGCTTGCCAATTACCCCCGTAATCGCCTCAGTAACAGATCCGCCAAGCGATGTGTTACCGAGTGCGCTGACGGTGTTTGTCCATGCGCTGCTATTGTTTTTGTCGCCTCCGTCAATTTTGCTGAGGAAGCTGTTTACTACCTGGTCAGCAGCGGTTTCAGTAATCAGTGGCTGCTCGAAATCCCAGATCCAAGACCGCTGAGGGAGCGGATCATTGCCGGATGAGTTGTCCTTAACCGTTTTCAGGATGCAGTTGTTGTAGATGATTGATGGCGTGGCCACGATGTAAGTTCCGCCCAGGTTGGCATGCGCCTGAAGCACCGCCTGCAGAGAACTTAGTGTTACCAGTTTAGTCATTGCGCCAGTATTCTCGTTCACTGGTGCATCCATCATCAAACTTACCCTCAGAGGCTGGGCAAGAAGCGCGTTGGCCGCAACAGTCTGGTTAGCAAATGGATAACGAGCTATGTCGTAGTCAACCATCGTTGCGCCCTGAACAGGCCGCCAGTGACAGAAATATTTGTCCAGATCGGTAAGGTTGATTGCCCCGCCGATCAATCCGGTCACAAAGCTGGCGCTCTGGGTGAGCGCCACTATTGGCAGCATGCCGCCGGGGATAGCATCCGCTACTCCATTGCAGAGGATAACCGGTGATATTTCAAACCCGAGCCGATAGAGTTCGCGAGTAAATGCCATTATCCAGTCACTCCAAGCTGTGATGATGAAACGATGGCATTGCCGCCTGTGTTGTTGAATATCTGGATAACCGCGCCCTCGCTAACCCGGTTTCCAGCGCCCTCTTTCGCTGACATAGCGGAAATGAGTTTTGCCAGAATTGCAGGGTCGTTGAGATTCAACTTATCGTTAGCGCCAAGCCCGGTCGTTTTGACGACGTGGCGAATGTACTCCGCCGTATCGTTCTCGTTAGACGGAGCCCATTTTTTCGCTATATCGCTGACGGTATTGATACCGCGGGTGCCATAAATTTGCAGTTGCTTCGCCGACGCCAGTACTCCCTCATCGAGCGTAGGGAAAACGGCAAATTTTCCGCTCTGAGTGTTGTGTGTTCCGTACCCCTCTGCCCATCGTAGGTTGGTCGGGTTATTGAAACGGTCGGCGATCGTCCTTCCTTTCGCAGAGACATCAGCAGGGGTTGGGTCTACAGGCTTAATATCGCCACTGGAGAAGAAGCGCTTAACACCCTTCAACCATCCCCAAACCCGTGGGTCATCTTCAGAGCCAGGCGTGTAGTTCTGCCCGGTCTTAGGGTCTGTGACTTTCTTGTCGCTCAGTATTGATGATCCGGAAGTCACATCCGATACGGAGATGTCAGTTTTACCCACAACCCAGTCGTAAACCTTCCCAATGAGGGCCCCAAGCTTTTCAATTCCAGCCATGAAGCTGTCAACGTCCTTGGTGAACTCGGGAGACGCCAGGTAATTTCCGAATCGCTCTATGCCTCCAGCCAGCCCGTCAATCCACTTACCCAGTTCTGGAGACTGCAGCACCGTATCAATGGCACCGGCCAGCGCGTCAGAAAGCTTGCTCAGTTGCGGGGCTAGAGGTCCAAGACCTCGTACAAATGTATTTCTTATACTCTGACTACTGTAATCGAGCTGTACGTTGAAATCCTGCCACTGTCGAGCCTGCTGATCGGTGATCTGAAGTAACTTCGCATCCTTCTGCGCCCGGCGCTCCATCGCATCGATTTCTTCATCGCTCATGTTTTTAAAGCGATTCAGGTCATCAAGGCTGAAGAAGTTGGTCAGGCCGTAGGCGTTTGCCCCCTGAAGAGTGCTGCCGTTTTTGACGAATATGTCTCGAGCATTTCGAATCAATTTAGGCAGGAGCTTCGCCGGGTCCTGATCAGGGTTGTTGATGCCCATAGCCTGGAACTGCCAGCGCTTTGACAAATCCATCTGGCTGTCGCGGATAGCCCCCAGCGTTCCTGTAGGGTTGCCGAGTGCTTTCTGGTAGTTAATGGCCGTGGAGTCCAGCGCGCCGATGCTTGTCCCGATCCCCAGAGAAGTGAAGCGCTGAGAACCCGTTGTGGCCGCCAGGCGATTCAGCCCGAACAGACCACCTACGCCAAGCACGCCAGTGAACAGGCCGACAATGCCACCCCACGACAGCAGGCTTGTTGTTGCATCCCTGATGTGCCCGGCCAGCGATTTTGCGTCCTTCGTGGCGTCACTCAAAAACCCCTTTGATGAACGAGTTTTCTTGTTGAAGTCTTCCTGACTTTTATTCGCCCGGTCCAGGCTGTCGGTAAGCCGCTCAAGGCCGCTGTTTATCGACAGTATCGCGCTGGCCCCCTCCGAAAAGGCTTTAGCCAGAAGGTCGCCCTCTGTTTTCGCTTTCGCCGTCTCTTTGGTGGCATCCGTAGCGCCATGAGCCAGCCCTCGCCATGCTTCAGGAAGGTCCTCTAGTGCGGCCTGATATTCTTTAAACTTCTCCATAAACGAGACAAACTTGTCGTCATTTACGTCAATATCGACAATAGACTTAGCCACCATTGAAGGAACCCCTGTCTTTTAGCGCGGAGATGATGTAACGCTGGCGGTACTGCGCCGGGCTGGCGAACTCTTCGCCAGTGATTTCCCTGATCACCCGCCAGAACCCCTCATTCGACGCCCAGTCTAGGATGGTATGTATGACGTTTCCGGCTGGGCACTCGGGGTCTGGGTATCGGTAGGCGGATTCGACGTCCGCAAGGAATCGCGGAACGCCGTAACGTTCAATGATGCGAGTTGCCCACCGAACATGCCGATCACTGATCCCACCGTCGGGGCGATCAGATGAGCTTTCTGAATGGCAGAGGAAACCATAAAAAAAACCACCTCACCTTCAACTTCTCGGTATTCGTCAGAGGAGATGATCCCCTGCTTCATAGCGGCGTCGAATGATGTTGTTTTCCAGGTTCCGCCATCATTCCAGACCACAGATGTAAGGCGCTGTATCTCGTCAACGATGGTTGGGGCCTGCTGGGCCTGCTGGTTAGCTTCTTCCATCAGCTCCTGCTCGCGCTTGAGCTTTTTGCGGAGCATCATTGCGGCGACGCGCGCCGCGCCCAGCCCGCCGACTTGTGAGATAAAGTTGGTAAAGAGATTGCCCAGCAGCAGGCAGTGCTCCTCCACCACCTCATACGGGAACGGGGTCACATGCAGGTACACGATTGACCCGTCTTCCCGGGTGATGTTTGTTACAAGGTTGAGTTTTTTGTCAATTTTCACAATCAGACCCACATGTTGTCGTTAGCCAGGATGTAGCCACTGATGGTCACCACGTACCCGGCATCCATCCCGGTAAACGGCAGTTCGTTGAAGTTCACCAGATAAGCGTTAAGCACGGTGAAATTGCTCAGCGTGTTCGCGTCTGGGGTGATCACCACCTCGCCCAGTGCCGTATCGGTGGCGAAGCGGTTTTTGTAGCTGTCGCTCAGGCCTTGGGTGCGCAGCAGATGGACTGTGACGGTCACCTGCTGATATGGCGCCTGGCTACCTACGGTACCGGTCAGCGTCGGGATAATGTCCGTCGCCGGGCCGTCAGGACGCATGCTGATAGCGTCCTTGCCAAGATAAGAGGCGGTGATGTTCAGCGCTGGCACGTCAGTTACCGACACGGCGCCGCGAACACGATTGAGGAATCCCTGCGGTACTAATGGGTTTGCCATTTTTTACGCCCCTACAAAGTTGGTTACGTTCACGTTAAACGTGATGGATTCGAAGCCGCGGCGCGGCGTCATTACGGCACTCAGGCCAGCGTATTTTCCAGCGGCGTAATCGGACGGATTCAGGCTGGTGTAATTCGCGAACGGCACGGCGTTGATCACCGCGTTCCCGGCATACGTGCCTTTCTCGTATTCGGTGTTGAAGTCCTGCTGAGTCAGGCCGGTACCAATCACGCGCCCGAGGATCAGGCCGTAACTGATGCCGTTGCGCAGCGTCTTAAGCGCGCGGCGCTGCAGTCGGTCGATGCCGTTCTGCTCGTAGTACAGCGGGTTAACCGTGGTGTTTGACCCGTTGATGATTTCGTTTGCCAGATCGAGCTCGAGGTTGATTGCAGTCCAGGCCACTGAATACCAGTAGTTGAACGGATTGCCGTCCAGCATGTGTCCAGCCACCAGCATTTTGTTGCTCAGCCCACCTTCTGCAGCTGTTCCGACGTAGTTGATGCTGTTGTCCTGGAGCTGCTTCAGCAGCGTCCCATTCCCTTCTACCGGGTACTCTGTTACTCCGTATCCAAAACGGTACGCCATTGGCGGAACCATGTTTGACGATCCAGGGTCGTTTGCCAGAGATGACTGGAACCAAGAAGCCATAGAAAACTCGCCTGCGGGGATATTTGTCGATTCCACACCTGCAAACACAGATTTGTTTTTGGTGGCGACCCACGCCTGATAGGTGGCGATCGTTGTGGTAACGAAGAAATACACTAGTGACGCCGGGCTGGTATACAGGCCCGTCAGGGTCTTGAACGTCGGCTCACCGTCCCATTCGCGCGGCACCAGGTACGAGAAGAATTTCTGGTAGGTGTTTCCAAGAGAGATATCTTCATCGATGAAGTCTGACAGCGCGGCTACAGCATCAGCAACGGACACATCACCCAACTCCAGGACATATACCGCGCGGGTCGTTCCCTGGGACCAGAACGTGGTGTTCATTTCGATAATTTCGTTTGCTGCCACGGATTTAACTGACCCCATGACTGTTGCCGTTCCCGGGTCTGTTGCCAGCGGATAAGTGAAGGCGGTAGATGTGGTCACGGTGGCGGTTACGGCTCGGTTATATGCTGATGGGGTAACGCCAGATACAACCAGTGGGATAGTGTCGCCAATGTTCCATCCATGAGCTGCTGAAAGGGTCACGGTAACAACACCAGTTGCCCAGGTAATCGTTGAAATGGTCTTGGCCGGTGAGGTGATATCCTTCAGATCATCTTTAGTCGTCAGTAGTTGATACTCACCTGCCGCCAGGGTTGTTCCGCCCATGGAGATCATCGCGCCGGATTTGAGCAGTTGAGAGGGCTTCGGTGGATTAGTCACCGAGACGTTAATGTTAACAATTGCCATTTATTTATTTCTCCGGGTAAATGGACGGAATCGCTGACGTGATCAGCTTGCGCGCGACGTTCCGCATGCGCTGCTGGTAATAGTTGACTTTGAACTTAATGGTTTTTCTCATGGCGATGATATTCAGCTCGTTCTGCGTGACGCGCTCGTCCTGAACAACAGGGATATTCATCACGCCCATTTCCGAGTCATCGCCGAGCGTGTACTGCTGTACGTACCTCAGGAAATCCTCAACCCCGGCATTGCGCAGGCCAGTGATGGAGATCGTCACATCCTCAGAAACCAGCTGATACTGATTCTGCTGCTCATCTAGGTAAAAGCTCCCGGCGATCGGCGCGGTGTTGCTGCACTTCACCGTTGCATACGGCGGTGACAGGTTCTGCGTCGACAGCATGGCCGGGAACATTGGCATGTACTGATTCAGCGTCAGCCATACCGGCAATGAGCTTGAAACCACCACATCAGACAGGTCGATATCGTTGGCAGAGTTGATGATCTGCGATCGCATGTAGGGGAATATTGCCTCCCCTGTGTAGTGGTAGAGATTGGCCGGTTCGTTCAGTCCGGTGCGCCGGGAGAAAGAAAACTGGAGGCCAAAGAACTCGCCGATATACAGGACGTCAGATCCGATATCGTTGAACGGGTCGATATCCGCCTGAGCGGTAAACGTCACGACGTTACGGTCGTAAAGTTGCTCATCGTCCTGGATGGTTTCGGTCGTCAGGTGCAGATAGCCCTTAACGTCGACCGTATCCGGCTCGCTGCTTGGGTAGTCCGACAGTACAGAAGCCTTCACCCAGAAGACGAAACCATCGAGGGGTAGCACCTTGCGTATATACTTCGTGAACGTGACCACCTGAAAGCGGCTCAGGTCGTCAAGCCCCTGCGTCAGCGTGGCGTTAAGCTCTGTTTTCGCAGTTTGCTGCAACTCATCCAGGGAAGGCATTTAGCACCCCGCTCACCCATGCGCGCATCGCGGCCTGATAGGTTCCGGTATCAATGAATGACGGCCGCGGTGGGCCTTTTTTGTTCTTGAATCGCCGGGATATACCGTCCAGCGCGCGGCGCGTAGGAACGCCCGGTAATCCGTTCATTTCTGTGTTGTCGAGGAAGGCGACAAACAGGTCATGAATCCGGGACATCGACTCTGCCAGAGGGTCTTTGGCTGGCGGTGCTCCGGCCATCATATTCTCAAGCGACGCGGACATATCGTTCGCCATCAGGTCAGCAATGTCATTGCTGTACCTGTCGAAAAACGTCTGCATGATCTGGTACTTTTCCTCCAGATACTCGGCGACGTCTCCGGTCGTGGTGTTTTCGTCCTCATACGGGACATCAATCACCCCAAGATGGAAGGTGATCATGACAGTCCCCACAGGCTGCCGAACTGCTGGGCAATCATCAGGTACCGGCGTCCCCACGGGTCCTGCAACATCTGCAGGTCAGCCAGCGACAGATCTTTGAAGAAGTCCGGCACCAGGCGCTGAGCGCTGGTTGAGTTATCCCCGGCACCAGTAATTACGCCAGCCTTGAAATTATTCAGGCCATACTCTTTCCTGAACTCGGCGAATACCGATTCGGTACCGTAGTTGACCAGGAAAGACGCGCCCAGGTTGTACACGGCAACGGTGTACAGATTCGGTGTGACACACGCGATATCAGGGTTTACCCACTCAACCGCGCCGCCATATGCAAGGGTGAAAGATGGCGAGTCGTCGGGAACCTGCGCGGCGGTAACGCCCATGTCAGTTCGAACGAATTCGATAAATCCCGACAGGCTCGTTGTCATTTTTTCTTACTCCCGGATTTCTCAGTTACGATTGTTTCGTTAACCGTTTGGGTGTCTTCATTGTCTTCGCGGCCTTTGGCCTGCTCAGCGCTGACTTCCATCTCACCGGAATATCCGGTGCCACTTTCACGCAGAGAGCTATCAAGAGCTGCTACAGATGCCTGGCGGCGACCGTGTGCACCACGAGTCAGGTGAATATCGTTATCACGAATTGCCTTTTCGATTACCGACGACGGAACAGGTTTGTTCAGGCTGTAGCACAGGCCGACAAACGCCTGGCTCTGATCAATTCTCGTTGAGTCAACCAGCCCGTAAACCTGGTGATGCTGAACAACTGCATCAACTTCTTCAGTTGAACCATCCAGAACCATCATTTGTTCGCCGTGGTTAATAGGGAACTGAACAAGTCGGCCGGTCTCAAGCTTGCGGTAGGCAAAAATCTGGCGCTGTTTGGTGGTGTTAGCGATATAGAGTTTCATTGGTTACCCTCGTAAAAAATCCCCTGCTGAGTTTCCCCGGCAGAGGCTTAACCACTTCAAAGAATGGATCAGGCGCTGTACGCCATGGACAGGATGGTGATTGCTTCCGGACGAACGGCCCAGCCTGCGGTAGAACGCATTTCGGACAGAACATCGATGGCACCACCAGCGATCGGCGTCGGAATCTCACGCGGCGCGGCCATGTCGGTAAACATCAGCGCGTTCGCGGCAAGAGACGGGGTCAGCTTGGCAAATTCGTTGGTGTTCACAGTCGAGTTGACCATTGGCACTTCGACCTCAGGGATGGTGATCACCACCGCGTCGGTACCGCCAGCGCCAGCTCCGATCAGGGTATCGTCATACACCCAGTCAACCTGGACGTTTGCGCCTTTCAGCACTTCTTTCACTGTGCCTCCGACGGTGTCAGTACCACCACCAGGTCGCTGGTAAGAAGTCAGCTGAACGATCTGCTGAATCTCCATGGTACCGAGGACGCGCTGCGGCCCCAGGATAACAACACGCTGCTGGCGGCCCAGCTGCATGGTGCGGGTCAGTGCGGCCTGTACGTGGCCAAGCAGATATACCGCCATCTGGCCGTGATCATAGGTCAGCACAGTGGTGTTGCCGTTGCTGTCCGGTGGCAGGGACTCGGTAGTCGCGCCAGCGGTGTTCAACAGGCCTTCACCGCCAGCAGGGTTCATTCCGTACAGCAGGGCAGAACGCAGCTGTTGGAAAATACCCTGACGCATGCCCAGACGCTGAGCTTCAGGCAGTGCAAAGTTCCAGTTACCGGCAGCAGCCATGTCATGGTGATCGTAGATACCACGGCAGCGGAACAAGTAGGTTGGGGTGGAAATCATCTTCGCATCCAGCGCAACGCTCGGCAGCTGGTTACCGTTACCGGACTGGCTGGAAGTAGTCTGGGTGCGAATGTCCAGGCGACGCATGTAGACGTACTGGTCTCCTACGCCGAGACGGACTTGCGGGTTACCGCTGGCGATGGTTTCAAACGCACCTGACGCCTGCTGGTAACCAATGATCATCTCCGGCGCGATATACGACGGATTGACAATAGTGTAGCTGGGGGTAATTGCAGCCATTTAATTCAGCTCCCGATTAAAGTAAGACCAGCGCGCAGCTGTCGGTGTTGTTCCAGGTCAGGAATCCCGTCACGCTGTCATAGCTGACAGTCTTGGAGTTGCCTGATTCGATGGCGATCACTTTTACCGGCAGCGTGATGTCGGAAAGCGTAACTGCGCCGATGTTGCCCTGCGTGGTTGCAGCGCCGCCTGGTGCAGTTGCTGGGGCGTATGTGAAGGTCGTTGAGCTCGGAACAGACAGCACAACTACAGTGCCGTTATACGCCGCAGGAACGACGCCGCTGATTTTCACGTACTGGCCAGCCGTAAGGCTGTGAGCGGATGCGGTAGTCGCCGTAGCCACGCCAGAGGCATAGGTTACAGCGGTTGTTGCGATATCAGCACCAGCGAAACCGGCCGCCGCCGCGGTGGTGATCTGGTTGTTCACGAAGTCCCATGCCAGCGGCGTTTTCACTGAAGCGCCGGAGGTGCCCAGCGCGACAACCTGCGCAGAGGCTTTCAGCGGAACACGCATATTAGAACCAAGGCGGTAGTACGAAACGCTCATGCCGGATGCGTACAGCGGAACCGGAGACTGAGGAGTGGTCAGGCCGTTGTGAGCCTGATTGAAGACGGTGAAGCCTTCCAGTTCGGAAACAGACACAGCGCGACGGATGTATGAACCGCGCGGACTTGAGCTGGTACCAGGCAGAAGCTCAGCAACCGGCAGACCGCCCCAGAGAGGTTTGGTTTCCGTTGCCGCCACAGTGCCCGCCGCCAGGTTAAAGCGGTTGGCCGGGTCATCGAGCGCCACGCCCTGAATATAACCGTCGGACTGTACACCGAAGGAGCCCAGCGCATTCGTGGTTGCCATCGGGTTAAGAGATAAGTTAGCCATGCTTGAGAGCTCCCGTTAAGCCTGGTTGTTGAAACTGGTGACCTGACGCTTGCCGGACTTGAACGGAGCCCAGGTGGCAGCAGGATCGCCTTCGAAGGTGCTGATCTGGCGACCGGTTGCATCGGCGCGTTTAATTTCGCGCAGCATGCCAGGCCCAACAGACAGGCTTGCCGATTTCTGCGCGTCGGCGTAGATCGTCTTCTCGGCCACGCTCAGCAGGGCTGAGTCAGCGATGGATGACAGGTCGACGGATTTGAAGTCAGGCGAATGTTCCTGCAGCTGGATCATCAGGCGGCGGCGATATGCCAGCGGCTTTTCACCAGACAGCGGCACCGGCGCGCGCTTGCCGAAGCAGGAGAACACGCTATCGGCCTTCACCTGTGCATCGGCGACTTCGTTACGCTCTTCATCACTCAACTCGGTTGGGATGCGGGAACGCAGGTCGGCGATCTGCTGACGCAGTTCAGAATCAGCCTTTTCTTTCGCCATACGCTCTGCCTCTTCGGCGTCGGCCTTCTCTTTGGCTTCTGCGTCTGCTTTTTCTTTTGCGGCTTTCTCTTCCGCGTCAGCTTTGGCTTTCGCCTCTTCGGCCTCTTTTGCCTCAGCATCAGCCTTTTCTTTCTTGGCTGCTTCTTCGGCATCGGCCTTGGCTTTCAGGTCTGCTGCTTCTGAGTCAGCCTTAGCCATGCGTGCGTCAATCGCCTTATTGATTAGCGCTACGATTTTTTCCTCGTCCATCTTTTCAGCCTCGTTTGGAATGGAATCAGATTTAACACCAGTAGGGGCAAGGAGCTTGTCCCATACGCCCTGTTCACAAATTGCAACGTGGTCGAGCAATACCGGGGAACCTTCCACCAATAGAGGCTGACCGTCGATTTTGATGATTGAGTCCTGCATTTCGCTAAACGTGACGGTTGGCGAGGTACTCAGCTGCCGTGTCGCCATAATTTCGGCGGCTTCAGCGTCGTATACCCGGGCAATAGCCCAGACCTCGCCATTATCTGCAACCCAACTGTTCGTCAGGGTGCCGATAACACGCTTCGCAAATTCATCGCTATCGAGCTTGTTTTTCTCCGGGTGCAGCCAGATAAGCGGTACACCGGCAACTCGCTGGAGAAACTCTGGGGTGAGATAGTCATCCGGGTTACGGAAGGCCATCTGTTGATCTGCAGAGCGCCAGGTAACCCCTGTTCCGGTTACCCGGATGGCGAACATCCACATGTTGATAAAGAATTGCGGGCTGCTTAGCGTCCCGTCAGCGATGAGCGCGGCCACCTCGGTTTCATTGAGCGCCTGCTGCGCCAGCATCTCAGCAAATGGCTGATGAAGAGGCCTGGGCAGTTCGTCAATGTGAAACCATCCGGCGGCCAGCGATTCATCGTTAAGCTTCGCCTCGAACCTCTCCGGCACCTCGGCGCGAAACGTCAGATAATCGCCGTACACGCTGTGCGGGGTTAGTTGGCCATCGTACTGATAGCCAACCTCTTCCAGCACTTCGCGGCGCGCGGCATCAATAGCCAGCTCGCCCGGCTCTACCGTGCCGCCAGGCTGGCACCATGTACCATCATCCGAGCGCTGGATTAGGAAGACGAACTTACCCTGACGGAACATTATCCCGCTGCCAAAAATAGCCACGTTTTAATGCTCCTATGCTGATTTCATAGATGCCATGAACTTCTGCCCCTTCTGGGTCAGCATGTATTCTGGAATGCTTCGGATGTTGTAGATGTAGGTCACGTAACACTGACAAAAAACCTCTTCGCCAGGCTGAGTGATTTCGTCGAGGTAACCGGCAGGACCAGCTTTCACGTACCCGTTTTTTTGTGCCCAGTTCCCGCGAATCAGGTAATACAGCTGATCGCGTTCCTTGTGGTCCTCGCGGAAGTCATAACCCGGCCGTCTCCAGTGGCTGTGCCATATCGCTGCAATCGCGTTGTTGCTCGTTGCGATCACGTTGTCGATATTGGCTATCAGCTTATGGTTCTGATCTATCATCACCCGCCGCGCTTCATAGTCCACCTTCTCGGCGGCCTTCTGAATGTGCGCTGCCGTCTCCCGCATAGTTCCCTGAATGCCGGTTAGCGCAATGCTATCGGCAGAGGGAATGCTGCTGGCCCAGCCGCTAAACCGCGACAACGTGGTGTCGATGGCTTTTTTGCGGTTGAGCTGGATAAGGTCGGCACTAGCGAGGATCCGCCTGTCGAGCTCCGTCCTCAGCTTCGGCTCAAGGTAGTTCAGCGTGAACCGGGATATGCCCTGGTGGCGCTTCAGCGCGCCAGCGTGGCCCACCTGCAGGTCGTATGCCTTCGTCAGGTTGCGGGTGACCATCGCCATGTAGTCATCGGCTGTTTCGCTTTCGGCGGCCTGGCGGATAATCGCCTGCCAGCGTTCCAACTCTTCCCGGGACGAGTAGCCGTTGCGGAGAAAGAACTTCACCGCGTCTCTCACTGTTCGGGTGAAAGTGTTCATAGCATCATCCCGCCGCCCGGCTCTTCAGCTTTCGGCGGCTCCGGCGGTGGGTTATCTTTCAGCGAGTCGTAATCGAGGTTAAGCCGCTGAGGGAAGAGGTTCTCGTTGGCATTGGCGTTTTCGCAGGCCCACTCGATAAGCGTCGCGCGGTTTTCAGGGTCAGCCGTGAGCTGCGGCAGCACCACTTCCAGCATGCTGACGATAGCCTTAAAGCGCGTTTCGTCGACCTTCACCTTCTCGCTCTCCGGCTCTTTCAGGGAGGACGGCCAGCGATATTCGAAGTTGTTTATCCAGCTCGCGAAATACACGCTGTAGGTGTTTTTCAGCTCCGGGAAGTCAGCACGCAGCGACTGGAAGAATTCAATGCTCCAGGCGCGGTACTGACACACTCGGATGAAGAACGCATAAAGCTGGTCCAGCCACTCGCGGATGTTGTCGATGTAGACCGCCACGGCGCGGGCATCTTCAGTGCCTTCACCGAAGCCCTGGGCGAATGTCTCAGAGTTGAGGATGATCGCTGGCATGTCGGCGGCGGCGGCCACGTTCTCGAGAATGTGCTTACGCGCAGAGTCGAGAGGCTTTTCCAGGTTGCTCAGGTCGATTGACTCAATGTTGTCGCTGTCGCCAATCTGGAGAACCTCTCCAGTCTTCCCGCGCTTAAGCATCATGCGCTTGATGCCGCTGAGCTTCTGCATCATGTTGTTGACGACGGAGCTTGGCCCCTTGATTTTCGTCACCAGCAGGCCGCCTTTCACCGCAACCATATCGTCGGTACGCATGGTCTGGATGAAAGACTTCAGCGGATAGAGCGCGCGCTGGTACACGCTGCGCCCGGTAAAGCCGAACGCCGCCGGGTTGTATGCGAGGTAAATCGGATCCTCGTTCTGCACGACGACACAGCGAGATTTGTGATACGGCTTGCCAGCAACCCTGATACCGTCGACTTTCTGGAAGTCCTGGGCGTTCGGATCCTGATTCAGCACGATGCTGCCCGCGGTGTTCAGCGGGTCAAGAATGTTAAAGCTGACGTTGTGCTTGTACAGCGTGCGGTAGTCCAGCGATTCGTTCGGCTCCTGGTTATCCACCAGCATGGCGATCGCTGATACGCCGTAAATTCGGGCGATGCGCGCGGCGTTGGCGATGTGCTGGTTAGCACCCATCGCTTTCCACTCACGCTCGAACGCGTCGCGCAGGCGCTGTTCAAGCCCATAGGACTGGGCAACATGCACGGTGCGCGGCTCATTCATCGCCATTTTAATCGGGCGATCTACCATCTTGCCGCCCAGCGGGTGGTAAAGGTAAACCGTTTTGCAGGTCTGATAGCCAGCCGTAGAGCCGGGCTGGATGTCGTCACTGTCCAGCAATGCCATCAACTCTGAGTGAGAGCAGCTGCCGATTTCGAAATCGTCTTCGTTCATTGGTTCTCTCGTCAGATTGCGTCGCCGCTGCCGAAGGCGATGATCAGCCCGTAGGTGTAATCATCGAGCAGGTCATCGGCGCGCTTATGCGCTTTCTTGTCGGCAAGGTGGAATCGGGAAACCTGCTTGTGCAGATGGTTTGCTGTCTCGCCCTTGAAGACGGCTGTCTTCTCGTAGGCGTATCGGGATATTTTCGCCAGCCCCCGATAGTGATAACCGGAGGCCATAATGGCGCGCTCGTCTTTGCCTTTACTGGTCAGCGCGGATTCAATTTTATTGACCGGCCATCCGAGGCTTTCCCCTTTCTGCAACAGGATGCTGCCCATGCTGGCGTCTTCAATGAACACACCCAGGCTACCGTTAACAGCCACGCACTGACCTGAAAGCTCGTTAAGCCGCTCAAATACAGACGGCATCCATGTTTCAAGAAGCGCACCGTCAATCTGAACCACGTCCCAGTCGAGAATGGTCAGACGCTGCCTGCCGGGTCTGGTGTCCACGGCATAAAACACAACAGCGGTGCCGTCATGTTCAGTCCCGCCCTTAACCGCCGTATCCAGAACAGCGAATACCGCTTCACATGTTTCAGGGTAATCAACAGGCTGATCCTGATTTTCACCCTCAAACCATTTCCTGACGTCAAAGAGTGATGCCGCCGACCAGTCCACGAACTCAGCCATAAACTCCTGGCGGAACACGCGCGGATCGTTATTTTCGCGCTCCTTTTCCAGTTCTTCCGGCGGAACGAACGGGTTTGATGACGTTGGTGCGTGATGCTCAACGAAACCCAGCGATTTGTTGTTGCAGATAGCGTAAAAGAAGTTTTCTTCGTCCACACCGTCGGGGGTTGAAAAGACGTAGGCACGCCCTCTCGTTGTCAGCAGCGTCGGCTTAATCGACTTGGGCCATATCTCTTTCAACATCTCAGGCGATTTGGTGAACGCCGCTTCGTCGATCAGGATGATTTCGTATTCACGACCACGGCCAGCCAGTTTGTTGTCGTTGGTTACCCAGAAGTCGATTTTCCCGCCGTTCTTCAACAGCAGGCGCTTTTCCTGTCGGCTGAAACTCTTTTTGAGCGGGAGCAGAGTTTCTTCCAGCTTGTCGTAAATCTCCTGGTACTGACGGTATTCAGCGGTGAAGATACCAACCCGCCCGCCGAGCAGGACATCCATACCTGGGCGCTTAAACTGTGCGGTGGCGTAGGTTACGGCCGCACTGGAAAGCATGAAAGTTTTACCCCAGCGACGACCACACCGCACCGCATGAAGCTGATCATCCCATGAATCAGACCAGACCTTTAACTGCCCGTCATGGAGCGTTGGGAGGTAAATATCAGCCATGGTTATCGTCCGGGGATTGGTAAGGCGTTATGAACGACGATGGCGTTGTCTTTGTCGCCATCCTTCATCAGTTCAATCTCATGACGAAGTTTTTCGTTTTGCAGTGCCAGTCGTTCAATATCAAGCTGCACCTGACGTTCGTTCGTTTCACGCAAGAGGATGAGGCGAGCAAGTTCTTTGCGCGCACTGTCCTTGTCTGCGGTCAATATCTCTATCCCGAACTTACCAAGCTTCACACCGTGCAGCAGATAACGCGCATCGCCCTCAATGTCTCTGGTGTCTGCAAAAAACGCCTCCCCCCTGCCCTCGCCGTTACAGCGCGGACACTCAGGGTTAGGGTCCATAGACTGATCAAACCCATATCCGCCAACATCAAGAGGCTCGCGTTTTTTGCGCTCCAAAGCTTCCAGTCGTTTCTCTTCAAACTCAACAGCATCACGCCACTGATATTGGTGACCAAATCCCCAGCAGTAACGGCAATTTACTCTGCGGTACTGTCCAATATCATTTGGGTCGGCATCAATGATGGCTTTTAGTTGAGATATAACGTCATCAAGTTCGGCGCTATATCGAGTTTGTCGCTCGTTACGAAGGTGTCTGATGTATCGTGAAACCTTATCATTCCTCATCAAGCGACTGGCATTAGCGTAAGCGCCATGACCTACGTCTGAATAACCAGCAAGGCGATACGCTTCGACACGTGGCTTGCCTTCAACTACATGCTGCGCAAATATCATTTGCTGATCAGAAATGCCGAAATCATCAGGGGTCTTAGCCGCATAAGGATGCTTTACAATGGCAGGTGTCGTTTCTGGTTCAGGCTCTGCTTTCGCAGCTTTCTTTGGCTCTTTCACCTTCTGCGAATTCGCAGCTTTCTTCGCACTTCCCTTTTGCGAATTCGCACCATAACTCGTTACCTTGATATAGCGCTTCGCACTTGAGTAATTCAGTCCCTGCGCTTCGCACCAGTCTCTTGGGGAAATGCCGGTTTTGGCATGCTCGGACAGGAACCGTTTTTGGAGGTCTCCCCAGTCCGGTTTTGCCATGTTGAATCACCTGCTGTTTGACATTATCGGAGCCACTTGGTGAATGGCTCCTGTAATGCCGTCAGTCTTTCAGGAATGCGTCGGTGGAGTACGACATTTCGCCTGTCACCAGTTCGGCACTGGTTGAGTTGACGATAACGGATGCGTGGGGATTGTGGTTTTTAGCTAGGTATTTCATCAACGGTTCAGCGGCGGTGATAAAAGCTGACCTTGGTTCTTCTTCATAAACCGGAGTACTGACGATTCTCTCGACGGTGGCAGTGCTAACGGCGGTCGTTTCTAACCCATGCGGATCGGTTAAAAGCTCAATGGTTTGATTATCTTCAAGATAAATATGTGGCTTATCTTTTGAATAACCTTCAATAAACAGTTTTTCATGCCCATACATGTTGCTGCCAGAGCCACCACAACCACCGAATCCACCACCATTAAATCCCGTGAAAATACGGTGATATAGCTTCACATGCCAGTACAGAATTTTACTCATCTTGATTTCCTTTTAGGTGTGAGCCTGTCGCACGGGAAAGCCGCCAGAGAGAAACGGTTTCCCCAGGCTCACGACTGAAAGACTCTCTTGTTTTGCGCGTGCGATGCGCGGACATTACCGGCGCGGTGCCGGGTATTGGTATTATTGAAGGTGCAGCGGTCGCCACCATCTCACGATGTTGCTTAGCCACTTCCGTCTGTTCCGGCTTGCCAAGATGGTGAATCACACTCCTTAGAGGGTCACACAAATCATTTATCGCACAGCCTGTCCCATGTATCGTTATGGGTGTTTATTGCTTTTACTGTTCTACCATCCATCACATCAGGATCTTTCCCATGAGTGATGATTGGCTGAAAAGCTGTACACGCGCTATCGACGTATACGTATTTAATCTGCGGAGTGGTATTTCGATCCACGCATGCGCTGGCGAGCAGCATCATCAGAAAGAGACTGATTCTCCTGTGTAACATCTTTCACCGCCTTTATGGTGGCTTCCTGTTTTGTAGTGATGCTCTGTGCTGTCTCTTTTTCTGAGTTTGCGCTCTTAACATCAGCGTCAGCTTTTGCCTCTGTATGACCTTTGTTTTTCGCTGTGAACCAGGTAAGAGCAATAGCACCAATTATCCCTATTGCACCAAGTATGTACTCCCATCCGACAGCTATTAACGAACTCATTTTGATTCCCTCATTTCTACGGCCTTGTCTTTCAACTTTGATTGCCGAACGAATTGAGCAAGCACCGCGATCACAACCATGCCTTGGCTGATGTAACCGAGAATGTCATGAGGGATAAAGCCTTTGATGTCTTCAGGCAATAACGTCCAGGCCTGAATAGCTGCATCAGGGAAACTCTGTATCCATGCTCCCAGCATTGCGCCAAATGAAGCCAGCCAGACAGACCAAGTCTTGAACAGCAACTTTGCGTGTGACACGAACTCGAGACGGGTATATCTCTGGGCCATTAACAGAACAACAATAGCAACCAGGCAGAATGCGATGAATATTTTCATCAGATAATCCCCTTATAGGCGTCAAGCGTCCCGGTTCGCATTACCTCTGCGTGACGATTTGCCCGGTTTGGTGTTTGCTTGGCCCATTTGCTTGACAGCATTCCGGATGCAGCACCAGAGAAGTTTCTGGAAGCCACCATCGCTAGAGTGTTATTGAACCCAGCGAGACCCTGCACACCCATCTGATAAGCCATACTGATCAGGATGTCTTGGCGTTCCTGATTGCATGCTTTCATCGCAGAAATAATGAGAGGGTTTTCGTTCATCTTTTTGATTGTTGATGCAACGAACGACTCCAACCACACATCACCAACTTCACGTGGTACTGTGAATGTGTAATTGCTAAGATGCGCGCCCTTTGGACCAATCTTCACACCGCAAGCCACAGTTGGATAACCTTCAGTATCGATGTACGGCCGCTCTTTATACCCCTCTTCATAATTGAGGATTTTCACAATGTTGCTCATTATTAATTCCTTCAGAAGATGAGGTCTTTTTGCACGCTGGGATAAGCTCTTGGAGCATCAAATGTGTGTACCTTGGAGCCTTCTGGCGAAATGATCACAACGCCAGGAGATTGCCCATTATTTTTCTGCGACGCCAGTTCCTGCTCGGTAGTACGGCGCTTTAAATCTGATGCAGTCAGCCGCTTTGAAAGGCTGCTGTTTTCTTTTTGCATCTGGACGATTGTTTGCTGACTATTGTCAATAACCGCCTGGATGTTGTAACAGGCGAATGCAGTTATTAGGAAAAAAAGCACAGGCATAATCCTGATAACATAACGCCCAACCTTCAGCTCAACGTTATTTGTCATCACTTTCACCATCTGGTCCGAACCCAGGTGGATGGATACGCCTTATTATTGATGCGCCCTGCCAACCGGCAGCGCCGCAACCAATACCCATAACGTATAACGACCACCCGTTCGTCATTGAAAATAAAAACATCATCATTCCGGCAAAGAGTGACACGATCACATGATTAAAGAGCGGAACTCTTTCATCAGGAGAGCTGTAAGCATACTTTGCCAGTGAGCCAACCAGATTCATGATGACCGCGAGAAGCAGAGCCGGAATGAAGTCGATTCCGTTTGCCATTGCGTAGTCTCCACCACTCTGGTGGCTGCTTAAAATGCGCCTGGCCGTAAAACGGCGCGGGGAGAGACTAGCCAGGCCGCGAAAGATGCGACCCTCAAATTGAGGGACTTGTTCACATTTATTAATGTGGATCTTGTTTAATGAACAAATCCGAACTAAGTTTCATCCGTCTGATCAGACGATATGGGCCTTCGGTCTTTGTTCGTGAGTCTATTCACGGGCAAGATGGCGGTGAGTAGTTGACGCTACTTACCGTCGCCCATTTTCACGAAGCCCGCCATTGAGCGGGTTTTCTTTTTTGAAGCGCACTAACTCCGTAGCCACAGATATTCAGCAATGAGTTGGTTGGGTCTGGTTCTTGGTGGTAATGCGCTTGAAAAAAGCCAGCGGCGATGCTGGCAATATGAGGGTGTTGAGTTGAGCTTTCGCTCTTATGGTCCTGGTAGGTATTTGGTGTGTGGTGACCGGTACTGTGTTTCCGGCATGTAAATGAACTACCCGTCGTCGCCATGGTGAGCCTTTACCTCACCATCTAGCTGATAAGTTAGCGCATCAGCCTGCGCATTCACCACAACGATAATTGCACTGTGCCTGTTTCGGTTAGCGTAACGGGATTAACCGGTCACCCCAATGCAATTACCTGTTGTGCAGATACAAAAAAGCCCCGAGCTATTAACTCAGGGCCATCGAATGAATGCACTACTCCATCATTGAGTTCAGATTAAACAGAAATCGCCACTTTGTAAAGTGTAATTTTCTAGATAAATCCTATTTCATAGAAAATATTAACTACCGCGTGACTTTATTCAACATCTGGTTTGCGTACTCTTCCTGCTTGATACACTCTCCTACCAGGCTTTCAAAGAAATCCTTATAAGACCTGCGCCACGTGGTTTCAGGTATATCCATCACCGTTGCGCAGATGTATTTACGCACGCTATCCGGTAACAATCTGGCATATCCCCGACCGTTGCAGCGTGAACAGGTTTTATATGCAGGGACGCCGCGTTGTAGAATAGTTTTCTCTTTGTCTAACACTGTCCCTTTGCCATTGCACTGGCATGCATTGGTCAGAACTCCCTTCCCTTTGCATTTGTGGCAAAGCACCTTAACTGTCTCTCTTTTTTCGCTAAGGCGTGGCTGTCCGATATGCTTCATTGTCATTACTTCAGCTTCGATAAACTTATTTCCGTTGCAGCAGTCGCACGTTCTGGTGCTGGCAGCGCTCCGGGAGTAATCTGCAAACGCGAAAGTTGCAAGAACTTGCATTACCTTTGGCTTAACATCGCTCTCAAGCTTGCGTAAGGCGGCAACCTTATCGCAGTGTTCAATTGCATATTTGGTTAGCAGATCAATCGCTCGCTCGCGATCGTAATCGCTGATATCCATCTTCCCGAGGAATGCACTGAACCCGAGAGCAGCACGGCTCTGTGTCATTCCGATCGCCGCCATGATGTCAGTGCCGGTTAATGAGTCAGATGCGGTTGCACGTGGAGCATCGCTAATCATCGTTGACTTCGCGAAGTGGTATTTCACTGTGTTTTCGAGATTCATGCTTCTGCTCCTGATGGTTTATAGCGGCTGATGTAATTGCGTAAAATTCGGTAGTCCGTAGCAAATGAACCCGGGCGACGATAGATTCGTAACCGAGTCCAGCGCAGACGAAGGTGATCAGCTAAGTAGGATTCGAATGTCATGCGGACTCCCTTATGTGCTCTTTGAGTAATGCATCGATATGCTCATGAAGCCTCAATCCTTCATAGGCCAGCTGAAAATCTCTGTAATACGCCTTGCATACAACCCATGTTTTCCGCCTATCCCAAAGCAGCCATGACTCCGTTTTCCATGAATCCGGAATGTAAGTGCTGATGATAAAAATCATGCGGCCATCTCCTGCTTCAGTTCTTTGAGCTTTGCGCGGTAATGCGCAGCCAGTGCGTCGAGTTCTTCACGCGTCCATTTCTTTGCTTCGTGCGGCCCCATCAGACGGTCATAGGCTTCCTTTCCAATCTTGGCGATCAGCCGCGGGCGGTATTCACCGATATTCCCTGACAGGTAGGAGTTACAGGCCTCGCACTGGATATGGCAGTTGGTTTCGTCGTAACGGGTTTCTGGCGATGCGCCGACAGTACGGAAGTGGCCAGCGTTCATCTTCGCACCGGAGTTACGCCCACAACTGATGCAAGGTTGCCCTGCGTCACGCTGGCGAATAAACGCGTTAAACGCTGTCTGGGCGCGTTTGTGATACTGGATAAGTGGTTGCAATGCTTTCTTACGAATCTTCAGCTCACGGCGTTCCTGCTGGGCCTCCTGCTTGCGTTTGCGATCGTCTGCGAGTTTCTTCTTCGCTAACAGGAGTTGGCTGTACTCGTAGCCATGCTCAGGACAGCACCACCAGACGTTGTCGTAGGTAGCGGTGAATTTGGTCTTGCAGATTTTGCAGCTGCGGCGGGTAGGTTTACGCATTGGAGCCTCCGAATCGGGAAGCCCATTCCATAGCCAGGCGAGATTCATCGCCCCAACGGACGTTACGCTCTGCGCCAAAGGCGTGGATCAGTTCGATAAGGTCGCGCATCTGGCCGACTGTCATCTTGCTGGTTGACTGTCCCAACACTACGAATCCATCACCAGCCAGGTTAGGCACAACTTCCTGCTTAACCAGTGCGGCGGTGAAGATATGTTTCCACGATTCGGATGAGAGCTTGCGTCCATGCCATTCAACCTGATTGCTGATATCGCCCAAAATTGCCCAAAGCTTTGAGTTCTGGTCAATGGAGCGGGTCATTTCTTTTATCTCGATGACGACTGGGCGCTTCTCATCAATCTGCAACTGATTAATTGCGTTGATGGCATTGGCGCGAATGTTGGTATTTCGAAGGAGGAATTGTTGCTTCATACGCCACCTCCGAGAGGTAACGCAGAATGCAGAAAATCGCAGGTGCATTTCTGCATCTGTGACAAGTTGTTTGAAGTACTCTTTGTGTTTCGCATCTAATTTCCCAATCAGATGCAGAGGTCACAACCAGTTGCTCAGACTGGCTGCGACATAATTATAACACTAATTTTGAGAGTGGGTAATGTTGCTTGACGTTGCGCGGACTAATATTTGTAGCGGTTTTCCGGGAGAAACGCGTATTCGTATGTGAAGTTGAATGCCTCACTTTCAGTGTTAAATCGGCGCTCTGTGATATCTCTCCAGGTCCCTCCCCTGAAATACTTCTGAGCCACCCACTTTCCCTCGAACGGAAAAACGGCATAAGCGCCGACATACCGGTTATCAGCATGCGGATCTGGATATGACTCGCCTTCTGCCAGAGTGTAAAACTTGATGCCACTTACAATGAGACAGCCCATTACTTTTTCTCGTTCTGCGCTGCCATATCCAGATAGCGCGGATCGGATGATTTCGGCAGTGTCAGGCTCTGCTCGCGGTAGAATCGAACTCGCTCCATGAAGTATTCACGCAGGTGCTCTGGCTGTTCACGGGCTACCTGCTCAGCGATAATCGGCATGTTCAGACGCTCTTTGTACGCTACGCCACTGGCCGCCATGTCGACATTAACCTTGTCCTGCTCTTCTTTCGATTTTGTTGCGATGTTCCAGTCTGACATATTATTTCCACTCTATTTTCATAGTAATGCCATCAAGGTAGTAAACAGGCTCCACTTGATGCATACCATAGAGTCGCAACTTAGCCTCAAGTTGTTTTTGGGCCTCCTTTCTGTTTCTTGGTTTGGTGCTAGCCAGCTTCATGTCTTCTGTTCGCTGCTTTGCCTGCCAACTCATTTTTTTGGCCATACGCTCTACTCGAGGTGGTTGTTTCATTTATCATAAAACAAAAGGCCCTATTGGGCCTTGATCGGTGTTCAGAATTATTTCAGTTATGCTTTGCGTTCTGCTGCGGATTTAGGCATCAGTCGTCCCTCATCAATTCGTCATGGCCGTACCGATTACGCAACTTACGCCGGGTTACAATCATCTGAACCAATGCGAGGATTGGCATTGAAACCGGAAATGTCACAATGATTGCGATCCATAGCAATGCGCACGCCATTTCTACTGAGAACACCACGGCACCCATATCACTAACAGCAGCGCCAGCCATAGAAAAAGCGTTTTTTAACCAGCCGAAGTAGCCCATTCGATACCGCTGAATATCATTCACCTTGCACCTCCTGCTGCGGCGCTGCTGGCATTTCACGCCAGTGCGTAACTGCGTGCGGGTCTGGGTATTCGGTGCCATCATACCAGCGATTGCCATTCCACATTGCAGACCACATCTCACCGCCTTCATACATGACCATTACCGGGATTAACTTCTCCGGCATCCGCTCGCTTACCGGAATCCAACCATCCGGAGTAACCGGAGAGTTGCCAGCCTGAAGCATGGCGGCGCTGATAACAGAATATGCATCGTCACCATGCTGTTCGCTGTAATCGTCCATTTTAGCGCTTATGTGGCGAATCCATTCCTGAGCGCGCCCATAGTTTCTCTCCCGATAATCATCAAGCATGCATTGTACGAGCCTAAGTGCCTCGATTAATGTTTCGTCAATCGTATTAACTAACTGCGCTGGAGGAGCGGTGTAGACAATACGAATCGGTGATTCGTGAATAGCATGGTCGTGGTATTGCTCCTCGGTAATATCTCGCCAGCACTCTCCATACATTACCTGATAGATAGTCTCTACACTTCTCGCCGCTATCGCCCCATCAATCACCTTCACAGCATCAGCCATTGCGTAGCCGAGATTACCGCCGTCGCTTTGTGCTGCTGCTTTGCTGAGTAT